TCTTGAGGTACTATCATTTCAGCTTGTCTTTAATCCAAGAATCAATGTTGATGCCATGCTCTATGTCTGTTGGAATATCTGCATCATCTTCAGCTCTTGGAGCCGGTCTATTCCATTGTTCGGGCTTACGGTTTTTGAGCCAGAAAATACCAGCTGTTGTATCAGGTGGTACTTCTTGGTCTAATTCCACAATCTCTACCCGTTCTTTCTCGCATCTGCGACCTTCTTCATCGAAAAACACATCTTTCACCTTAATAGCCTGTTGAACTTTTACCTTCATCCCCATAGCCTTACGATAAATCTTGCTTTCAATGGCAAAATCAATGGGCGCACGCCCATTTTTTAATGCTTTAGATAATTTAGGCAATTTACCTTTCAACACAGAGAAATGCGCTTCACTGTAGCCGATGTTTGCTGCGATTTGCTTATCGTCCAAACCATCACGTGCCCAACCCTCAATACGGATTAGGTTCTGTTCATCATCAAAATCAAACTTCGGCTTTGCCATACTTATTCAATCAGTTTTAAAACACCTTCCCCTTTAGCGAACTTATCATCTGTACTTATACCAAGCAGGTCACAAAAATCAGCCTTAGCTTCGTAGGAGGAGAACGAAAGCATTATGTAAGCTTCTTCATTGAGTTGGCGTTCCTTAGCCACTGCCTTAACCTGTTGCTTAACCTCTTTCATGTGAGCTTTCTTTTCTTCATCTGTTCTATCAAGACGCTTTGATTCTTTCACCGGGGAAGATAGCAAATTATCTAAAGAATCAGACAATCTAATATCATCAATACCACTTATGGATAGAATATCATTAAGTTCAGCTTCACTCAAACCGACATCGGAGTAATCAATATCATTAATGTAATCAGCTATCAAATCAATATCTGGTTTAGTATTTCCCACGGCCATGTATGTAAGCTGTTCCTTCTCAGCCTTATCATCCAGATTTACGACCTCAACCTTAACATTGTAATCCGTGCTGGAAGTACCATCGTATTTATAATGCAAATCCATTGCTTTTATCCTGCGATGCCCGTCTATAAGATTTCCCGATTTCTCATTCCATACGATACCGCCGAGGAAACCCACTTTTTGCAAGTTCTTCTTTTGCAATTTTACCCTCTCATCAGAATGCCTTTTAGGATTAATCGGATTCAGATTTATTTTGGAGCGCTTTATAATTCTTGTCTCACTTTGCTTTAGTTCTTTCATAATCGTATTCAAATAGTTTTCGTTCCACCAAAGGGTATTCATTTATAACTTTCTGCAAATCACCCGGAAATCTATTACGAAGAAAAAGAAGGTAGTTAATATCCGTTATGTCCGTTCCGGATGATTGATGCTTGGAATCGTATGATTCCGGTTTGATTAAACCAGCCCTGCTAATATAATCCATGACGTCTTTATTTTTGTATTCAGACAATGGATAACACTTCTTTTGCGCTTCATTAATTCCGTTCATGTCGTATGTACGTAGCATCAAACGCCTGTTCATTGAATCGGATTGCTTAAAGCCGAAGAAAGCCCACTCAATATTGTATTTCTCCCTTACTATATCTGTAAGCTGAGCCATGCTGTAAAGTTTCTGTTTCTCATTTTTCTCGCATCCCATATACCCAATGCGTCTATAGGAATAAACTGCAAAATGAGGAATCTGCACATACTTAACATTTGGATATTTATTACAAGCATAGTTTATATAACGGTTAATATGAGATAAGTCTTTAACAACGTACATATAAACGCATACAATTTCTTTAAAGTATGGTGAAATAAGGTCTAAAAGGGCTATACTGTCTTTACCCGATGCCGAGTGAAACAATATAACCCTGTCAGTCCTTTCGGCGATAGTTTTTATTATATCTATTGCCTTTTTCATCATCAAGCAATCCTACCACCTACCTTACGATTAATTCTCGCTCTTTGGGCTGCATTTCTACCCATAGATTGAAAACGACCAGCTTCATAGTCTTTTCGAGTGCGATATTTATTACCGCTCGCATCAGTTGCGTAAGTTTCTCCCATAATCTTAAATTTTAAATTAAACAATCTTTTTACCAATAAGTAAAGCCACCGAAGTGGCTTATATTATTTCAATCCATCATGATGAATAATCTCACAGATATGTAAATAATAGAACAATGGCACTTCTTCGGGCGGATTTTTCTTGAAATCTTCTAGCTGTTCATCGAAATCATGAAAATCAAATTCATCGTGCATGAACTTTATTCCTTCTTCTGTTATTTCGCCTATACCAATTTCATCAATGGCGACATCAAGTGTCCATGGTGCACCAGTACTATAAAAATGAATAGCTTCTATATCAGTCCTTAAAATAGGTTGACATTCTTGCTCGCGTCCAGCTTTTCTAAATTTCTCGTTTTCGTCAACTTGCGCAAAGTCCGTGAACATCTTCTCATATTTGGCGCTAAGCATACGTGTTTCTATGCTCTTTTTACCATTCAAAATATCTAAAGCGTTTTCTTTTGTCATTATGAGCGAATACGCTTCTATCTCTTGACCATTATAATTAATCTTCATATCACTATATCGTTATAAAATTTATACATAAAAGATAGTACCCCAAAGGTACTACCACAACCAAAGATAACGAAATATCTTCAATCGTTATACACGACAATTGGCTTATTGTCGTGAACTAAGCCATTTATCCCGTCTTTCTCTACACGCCTCTAAGGTAGGCGCACAGCAAGAAAACAACTCACCGCTTTCAGTACGGTAGTCGTACTGGTACATTCTCACTCTTTTACCTCTCAACCTGGTGTTGTAGGTAGTGTAATTCTCTTTACCGGGTTGACATACGCTGCAACCGTTTTTGTTTATTGAGTTCATAAGCTAATCTATAAAAGTGTTATTGCAATATTCTTTCACTCTCTTTAAGTCAGGATAGCCACTTTTACAAACAATATCACCCACTATTGAATCATGCTTAATATGTCTGTCAAGATAGTCAATCAACCGTTGTGCTGCATCCTCTTTCGTAGCTGCCACAAATCCCATACCCGCAAAGTTGCCAACAAGCCATTCAGAAGTCACTGTCACACCTCTTTCGTCTGTGTATATGTGGTATTCTGAATTAGGTAAACTCTCTATCAATTCAATAATTTCTTTCGGTGTTACCATGTCAATCTATATTTATCGTTTCACATTCAATCTTTCTTCACTCGTATAAGCCACTACAAGCCCTGTTTCATCATGCTGTATGGTGATGTACTTTTCACCCCTCTCTATAGTAGAGAAGTCATAAGGGGTTACCATCTTACCCAATACCTTGCCCAGTTGCTTCATCAGTGGGGCTTCAGGGCTGATAACTAAAACTAAATCTGCTTTCATAATCGTGTATATTGTGGTAGCCATAAGGCTACCGGATTAGAACTCAACCAATATCAATCTTTCTAAAGAACCTGATGCTTTCACCCACATATGATTATGTCCGAAACCATAATCGAAAAACAGTTTAAAATAAGGGTATCTTACTATTAAAGAGTTCATACAGCCTCTTAACTCGTTTTCTGACATACAAGAAGTTATTTCATTGATAATTTGAACGAAAAGGTGTAAAACTTCTGGTTCATTATTCAATAACGGTTTTTCTATAACTGCTTTTAAAAATATATTTTCTTTCATATCCTTCTATATTGCGCAGGGCTTTCGCCCTGCTGGTTAAACTCAGTTTATTTCGTAATAAGGTTGCTCGCCTCTAATAACTCTCTTTGCATCTGCAATGCTATCATACAGCTTTGATTCGTCATTATCTATGATTACAAATTCTTGATGAAAGCCATCTTCAAACACTGTTATTATGTGACCTTTGTAACTTACTTCTCTGATGATATTCTTTGTTGTCATAATCGTATATCTTTTAATTGTTATTACTTCGTTTCTGATGATGCAAATGTAATGATTAAAATCATACATACAATAAATAAATATACTATTTGTATGATTATTATCATATATTAACAAAACAGCATAAGTATGATTATAATCTAAATATATTTTAATACAAATGACTATATTCAATCAAAACAAGCTGATTTAATTTGTTTATTCGATTTTTACCCCTATATTTGCATCTGATTAAAATCATACACACATGGAAGTAAAGACAATAATCAAGCAGAAAGGCTTCACAATGGAATCCGTTGCAAAAAAAATGGGTATAACAAGGGTTACACTTGCCCAAAACCTTAGTAGAAATCCAACAGTAGGAACATTACAGAAGATAGCAGATGTTATTGGATGCAAGGTTGGTGACTTCTTTGTTGATGATATGGATATAAAAGATGATGCCAACACCATCACCTGCCCCCACTGTGGAGGTAAAATACATTTTGACGGAGAACCACATATGCCGGAACACAAGAATATACGAGGGAAAGAATACTATAAATAAAAAAATATGGAACTAAAAGACTTTATAAAAGAAACACTTAGTCAAATAATAGATGCTGTTTCAGAAACACAAGAAAAATACAAAGATAAACATGTCCTAATTTGTCCCGATGATATTCAATCTGAAAAAGGAGAATATTATATTGACAATGAATCTCATTATGAATATTATAACCGAAAGACCAAAGTACAAAATATAGAGATGGACATAGCTATTTCCGTTACCGAAAAAGAAGGTAATAAATCAGGAATAGGAATCGCCAAAATTATAAATGTTGGTACTTCGTCAGAAAATGCAATACAAAATGAAAGTGTTAGTAAAATAAAGTTTTCCATTCCACTTGTTTTACCAACAAGTAATACAAGAGAGTATTACCAAAAATATGTGAAAGATTAAAAGTAAAGCCAGAGCATTAAACTCCGGCTTACTCATTGATAACCTCATTAAAAGCAATAAAAGCGCACCAAAATGATGCGCCTTCTGTTGTCAATTAGTTCTTGATTTTATATCAGAGCCTCACGGCTAGAATATCAGAATCTGACAGCTTCCATTCTTCTGAGAAGATTATTATATCTCTCTTGTAT